GTGAGTTCCGTTCTGTTGGCACACAGTCAACCGAAGGGTCGTTGGAGTCCACGTTTGACGGGTTTGAGAACAAGGTATTTGAGGCTGAAGCCCGACTTGCTATGACACGTTCTGCAACGGATGCTACGTCTGGCCCGATTGTGACGCGCTGGCTTGGTCGAGCTTATGCTGCCCCGTTGCGTTCCCAGATTTTCTCTGTGCCGTTGCTACTCCACCATAAGTTGAATATCCGTGGCTTTGAATACTCGGTGGATGTGGACCTGGAACTGTCGTATCTACGTGACCTTGTTGAAAACCCGCGTGTTATCACCTATCAGGAAAACGCTGATACATATTCGGTGATCGTGGAAGATGTCCGATGGCAACCTGTGGACTCAGCCAATAACCATAACGCTTGGGACTGGAACGGAACCTGCACAGTAATTATGCGTTCAGTGAGATAGTGTAAGATAGCGACGTATGGCAGCTTTTACCCGCAGACAATATAACGGTGCAGCAGCATCAACAACGATCACCGCTGGTATCAACACCAGCGATACGACCTGTTCCCTGACTGCCACTACCGGCTGGCCGTCTACTGCTGCCGTTCCGTTTTATGTGGTCATTGATCCAGGTACTTCGGCTGAGGAGAAGTGCAGTGCAACTATTTCGGGTTCGACTCTTACTCTTACTAGGGCGCAGGATGATACGAGTGCAAGTAGTCACTCTGCGGGTGCGACGATTTATCCGGTGTTCACTGCGAATGATGCGGATGAGGCTAACGAACTTGTAGCGAAGTTGACGACTAAGGGTGACTTGTTGGTTACTACTGGTTCGGCTTTGAATCGTTTGGCTGTTGGCACCGACGGTCAGGCTTTGGTCGCTGATGCTGCTTCAACTAACGGCGTAAAGTGGGCTACTCCTACAGATACAACCAAGCAACCACTTGCCACTTTGACAACAAAGGGCGATATCTATGCTGCTACAGCATCTGCTACGGTTACTCGTCTAGGCGTTGGAACAAACACTTTTTCACTTGTAGCCGACTCAACTCAAGCAACAGGTTTGTCTTGGGTTTCGGTTGCTGAAACCGACCAAAACATAATCGCTTCACAAGTATTCGGATAAAGGAACAACATGGCAACATACAGCAAAATACCTCTTAACGGAGTCAGTTCAACTGGACGTGGAATCAAGGTAGTAGCAACTGCTATTGGTACTTCACCAACTTTGATTCATACTGGTTCAACTACCGCTGCAACCATCCATGAGGTTTGGTTGTATGCACAAAACAACCACACGGCTGACGTTGCTTTGCGTATTGGTTTTGGTAACACCACTGACCCAGATGACATCATTGAATACACCGTCAAAACTAAGGGTGGTTTATATTTGGTTGTTCCTGGTCTGTTGTTGCAGGGTAACGCAACTGCGTTGACTGTTAAGGCTGCGGCTGGTACAACAAACGTTATTTCAATCTTTGGATACGTCAACGTAATAGCGTAAAGAGGACTAAGTGCCTTCCTTTATTAGAAACACATCAGGTGGTAAAGCCGTTAGTGGTGGAGCATTGGCTCCACGCTCACGCCGTGGTAATGCTGTAGCACAGATTGATTCTTATTGGCGTGGTGGTGCTTCTGGTCCTGACGCAACTGGTGGTATTGGTGCTGCTATAGCAACTGGTACTGGATATAACTATTTGCAGTTTAACGCAACAGGAAATCTGACTGTCACTTCTGCTGGCACATTTGAGTTCAAACTTTTTGGTGGCGGTGGCGGTGGTGCGACTGGAAACGGATACAACTCGTTTGGTCGCGGCGGTGGAAAAGGCGGCACAGGTAATATAACTGCCACTTTGGAGGCTGGAACATATTTGGTTACTGTTGGTGGTGGTGGTCGTGGTCCGACTGGTCAAACCGATTACACTTCAACTTCTGGAACAGCATCTTCGGTAGTCGGTTTTACTGGTGGTACAGAAATTGGTGCTGGTGGAGGCACTGGTGCAACGGGAAACACGGCTGGACTTGATGGTGCTGGTGATGTTGGTACGCAGGTAAATACTTTTATTGGTGGGTCAAGTTTGTTTAAGGCTGCTGGCGGTGGAAACTCTCGCACTGGTGTTGGTGGTTCAAGTGTTGGTGGTAACGGAGGAAACGGTTCACCAGGAAATCAAACGGCAGCAGCAGCAAATACCGCTTCTGGTGGTGGTGGACATGGTGGTTCAAACCTTCCAGATTTATTTACAGGTTATGGCGGTAATGGTGGTACGGGAATCGTTTATGTTAGGTGGCTTGCATAATGGCGCACTTTGCAGAAATTGATGAAAACAATAAAGTATTGCGAGTTATTGCTGTTGCAAATAACGATTGTGGGGACTTGGATTTTCCTGAATCTGAAGCAGTTGGTCAAACTTTTCTTGCATCTTTAGGTTTAACTGGTATTTGGAAACAAACCAGTTACAACGATAACTTCAGACAGTTTTACGCAGGCATTGGTTCTGTATATGTTTCTGAACAAGACATATTTACAGCACCTCAACCATATCCGTCTTGGACACTTGACTCAAATAATGAGTGGCAAGCACCAACATCAAAACCCGAAGAAGATGGTTTCTGGTATTGGGATGAAGCAACCCAACAATGGGTTCGCTAAAGTTCGGCGCGTTTCCCCGCTCAGGCAGCCACTTCTTCATACACCTAACTAATTGTGAATGGTTAGACCACAGAATAGAACCGTTAGGAACAGAGCAAAACGTTGTTGTCTCTATCCGCAACCCGTTGGAATGTGTCCCAAGTTGGATAACTCTAACAAGAGACAATCGAAATGATAGGGCAGAGAAAGTCCTTGAATGGTATTACGCTTACTACTCAAAATGTTTAGTTTCAGATTTGGTTGTAATCCCGTTTCAACAACTGATTGTTGAACCTGCGCGATGCGTTGATTATGTGGCAAGTCATTACGGTCTAACGCTTAAAACCAACCCTTTTAATTTGTCTGATGGCATCCACTATCCATCAAAAAACAAAAAAAACTTTGCAACTATTATTGAGGAGATGAAAACTGCGCCAAGTTTCCAACCTGCTATGGGATTGTTTGAGGAGTTATGCGTTTCCGTTGGCTGATAATCATTCCCGCAGTCTTCTTCGCGCTATTCGCTAGACCTGCCAAAGCCGACACGCTCGGTGAATGGACATACAGCCAGTCCTGCCCAACATCAGGGTCAGTCAAAGTGATAGACAACACCATTATCTTGCATGGTCCCGACCAGGGTGGGTGTTCTGGTGCTGCTCATTGGGTGAAGATTGAGACCACAATCCCCGCCGATGTAGACACAATAGATTTCACTTGGGCATATCAGACGACTGATGGTTGGGTGTATGACCCGCCGCAGTACGGCATCAACGGCGTATACACCTTGCTTACACAGCAAAACAACGCGACAGGAACCAAGTCTGTACCCGTTAACGAGGGCGACATTTTCACGTTTCGCCAGTATTCGATAGACACCTGCTGTCAGCCTGGGCATCTCACAATAAGTAACCTGTCGTTATGGGAATCTATAACAACATCCACGACTTCAACAACGACGACTACTACTTCTACTGTCCCGTCAACGACTGTCCCTGTCACCAGCCCGACTACTACGACAGTTCAAGAAACGTCAACCACAACAACGACTTCTGTGGTAAACTCAACTAGCACTTCTTCAACTTCCACAACAGTGCCAGAACCAAGTACCACGACAACGGCGATGCCACCAAGCACAACCACAACATCTATTGCCCCTCAAATATCTGAGCCAGAATTCGTTGATACCGTCGTTCCTGTAGAGCCTGAACCAACCGAGACAGGGACCACAAGCACGTCAATAGAGGAAGCCATCCCAGAAACGACGCTTCCCGAAGAAACAACCACGACAGATGAAACATACCCCGACACTACAGAAGAACCAGTCGTAGACACAACCCTGCCAGAAGCCACGGACACCCCTCCAGAAGCCCCTCTAAGCGACGAGGAAGTGGATTCGCTAATAGCAGAGGCAGAAACCACAGAAGCCCTCGTAGAAGCCCTAGCTGATCTAGCCCCCGAACAGGTCGCCCAGGTCGTAGAAGCCCTGCTCGCTGACGAACCAACCCAAGAACAGGCAACCGCCCTAGCGTCCAGTCCCGAAGTCCTTGCTGTCATCACCCAAGAACAAGCCACCCAAATCTTTGAAGCCCTAGACGTGGCCGAACTATCTGACACACAAACCGAAGAACTGATCGCAGCAATCGAATCCGCCTCCACCGAAATCCGTGAAGCCTTTGAAGAAACCATCAACATCTTCGGTGAAGGACTAGACGACTACACCCCCATTGGATCAAACATTCCAGTAGGAGAACGACGAACCTTGATCGCTGCCACCGTAGGGTTAACCCTCGCAGCAGCAGGTACTAGAATTAGACGCAAATGAGAAAGATATTGGACTACCTACTAGACAACTCTTGGACATGGGCTGGAACCGGCATGGTCCTCATCACCCTCTCAGGCCCAACACTTCGACAGGCAACCCTCATCACCGGAATAGCCGTTTTGGTACACTCTGCACTAACCCTCTCAAAGAAAGACACAGAATGAAAAAGGCACAAGACATCGCAGGCAGAATTGTTGCAGTATTCCTTTCGTCAGCACTCGCCATCGTTGGTGGTTCTGCCGTTATCGCTCCTGAGTTGGAGATTTGGAAGTCAGCTGTTCTTGCAGGTTTCGCAGCTTGTGCCACCGTGATTCAGAAGCTCGCTCAAAGCAGTCTTGACGGCAAGTTAACCCTTGATGAAATCAACGAGGCGTTCGGCTCAAAGCCAAAGGCTGAGTAGTGCCAAAACCGAACTGGCCTGTCAAGCCGATTCATTGGTGTGAACATCTTAAAGGCAAGAAACCTTCTCAGATCACACCATCTATGGTCGCCCCCATCACGGGTGGAGGCAAGCTGGAAAAGTGTGCTGCTTCAGCGTGGGAAGCGATGGTTGTCGCAGCGCAAGCCGAAGGCATAACTCTTAAACCGATTTCAGCCGGTGACACACTGCGATCAGTCGCACAACAAGAGGCTGGCTTCCGTTCCCGCTACACAAAAGATGTTATCG